GTTGCTCGTTCTGGCGTAGTTGCTGATCGGCTAACTGAGAGGCCAAAATAGGATCATCAGCACCACCGACTCTGCTCATGTATTGTTGCCGTAGTGCATCCTCTAACGTGCCAGGCATCGGTTCGGCTTCGGGCGTTACCACATTCTGTGCGGCAGCCATATCAGCACCAGCCCCTGCAATGTCAGTTGATGTAGTCTGTACGGGCGCACCGCCAAACGCTTCTTGATATTGCTTATTAATATCATCAGCTTGAGTTGTAGTACCACCAAACGCATCTTCGTATTGCTTATTAATGTCTTCGCGCTGAGTCGTAGCTGGCAACATACCTTCGGTGTATTGCCTGTTTATATCTTCGGCTTGAGTCGTAGTATCGCCAAATGCATCTTGATATTGCTTGTTTATATCTTCAGCTTGAGTTGTAGCTGGTAGCATACCTTCGGTGTATTGCTTATTAATGTCTTCGGCTTGAGTGGTGGTACCGCCAAAAGCATCTTGATACTGCTTGTTTATGTCTTCAGCTTGAGTGGTAGCTGGTAACATGCCTTCAGTGTATTGCCTGTTAATGTCATCGCGTAATGCAGTGGTAAGGTCATCGCCCTGCACCGTTCCAGCCATGTTTTGCTGAACTTGTGGCGTACCTTGAACGCTACCTGCCATGTTTTGTTGTACTTGCGGTGTACCTTGAACAGCACCAGGCATATTCTGTTGAACCTGTGGAGTGCCTTGAACTGATCCAGGTATGTTCTGTTGTACCTGTGGCGCACCCTGCACCGCACCAGCCATATTCTGTTGCACTTGCGGTGTGCCTTGAACACTTCCTGGCATATTTTGCTGAACTTGTGGCGTACCTTGAACGCTACCTGGTATGTTCTGCTGAACTTGCGTGTTACCGCCTTGCACCGTACCTGGCATGTTTTGCTGAACTGGTGGAGGCGGTGGAGGTGGAGGTGGCGGTGTATTTGCCCCCTGACCAGCTTGTGGATTTATATTTTGCTGAAAAACATCTGAACCAGTTGGCCGTCCAGTTCCTATAGCACGATCACCATCTTGGTTGTTTGCACCTAATCCACCTCCAGTAGCACCTCCGGCTATGGCAGTAACTAATGGATCTTGGCCTTGTGCTTGTGCCATTGACGGCTGACCATACGTCTGTGGCTGTTGGACACCAGCACCTTGCGCTTGGGCCATAGATGGCTGTTTCTTTTTCTTTTTATTTTGCGCGGCCATTGCCCCTGCGTATGATTCTTGATATGCCATATTATTCTATGCCTGTTTTGCGTTGGCGTACGTTGCCGATAGGCTTGTACTGCAATGACGTACGCCGAATGGTGAATGTTTCATCTGTGTTGTAATTGGAAATACGTAGGCGAGTTCTTGCATCGTAACCAAATAGGTCACTGTCGCTTGTTAGGCCCGATACGTTAGACTCCAATGTTGAAGTATTTAAAACAAACGTGCTGTTTAGTAACGCACCCGTCTGGCCCATCTGAACCGTTTGGAAGTTGCTGACAATACCTGCACTGATCTGAGCTATATCAAGGTCATGCGCCCCTTCGTTATCGTAGAGCAATCGGTTATACAACCAGCGACACTCTATCGCATCACCAAACGGTGCAATAGCAGCCGTTTCAAAGCTACCCCGTATGGCCGACCCATCGTCGTTTGTGCCGGAGTCATGCTTCATAATATGTCCGGCAAAATCTCCGGCCTGTGGTAAGTCATCTATCAACGCTGCACTGTCACGCGAGAACCCGTTATACGGCCCAAACCACGCATTTAATCTTGCAGAGTAAATCACCACACTGTTCATCGTTGTTTGCGATGCACCATAGGGCAAAAAGAACCAGACCTGTTCTTGGGCCGGATAATAGAGCGAAAATGAATACGGCAAACGAGACACGTTTAGGTTTGACCAGTATCTGTCATCGAGTGCCAAAGAAATCTTCTCTACAGAAGAACCGCCTGACCATTGGTAGATGCCGTCATTGCGAACAAATAATTGACGCTCACCAGGAACCGTCACAATGCTTTTACCGGCAACCGTTCCACGTTGTGTGCGTTGCTGTTGCTGAAAAGGAATCGTTGAGTTACCGGTGGGCGTAAGAGTATGTATGCCCTGCTCTGTGTGGATGGACAATACATTTTGAAAAGGGCGTAACCCGGTGATGTCAAAACCTAATGAGTAAAACCCTAACGAATCCCACGTTTCAATATCACCCGGATCGCTTCTCCATATCCGATCAGCGGCTCCATTGATATTGCCTACCCATGCACGATTTTCCCAAAAGGTTACCCATTTAGGCGTGGTGAACCGCGAGTCATCGTCGAGCGTTGCTGCGTTGGCTGATCCACCCGTCCATTTGATGCCGTCTGTGTCCTGACCGTTTACCGCAATCAAGGTGCTTCCGGCCAATACCCAATCCCACGTATAGTCATTACCAGCCGTAATCGTCACACTGCCTGTTCGATCCGTAGCCGTACCACCCGTTACGTCATAAAATTTGTTTCCGGCAAAAGCAAAAGTCTTTTCTGTTCCGGCCAGGACCACCTGACCACATGCCGTAACTGTAGCACCGCTGTTCATGGCACTGGAGTTGTATTTTGCAAATCCGTTGCGCTTGGATACCTCACCGGCTAACCCTACCGTGCAGTTCTCCATGTCATACAGCCCGTCCGGTGGCATATCTTCAGCCGGAAGGCTGTAGTTTACCCCACTTCGCCAGGGGCCAAGACGTAACGATTCAGCGGCAATAGGCATTATCCTATACTTCCTTCAGTAGGCTGAAAAGTAAACTTACCGGAGATATGGTCATCCGCTCTACGCATCCGGTATGTTCTGTTACCCTGCACGTTCATATTTTGTCTACCTGCAACAGCAATGACGCGCTCCATCTCTTGCTTATCCGACAATGCGCCTTGATCGTCACCCTTCTCTTGTTTATACAAAGCAGAGATGCCGTGTATCAAAGCCGGTTGACAAACCGCCGCTACATAGGGCGTGATCGAATCGTTGTCGTTGGAAGAAGTGAACGTGGGTATAGACGAGTAATATCTGTAAGCAATGGTATCTGTACTATCTGGCTCTGGATACAACGTGACTTCGATGTTGCCGCTTCCATCCACGCCATCAATAGCTGCCCATCGCGGATCGCCGTTTATACTGGCATCCGGGTCAGCCGCATCAATGTCCTGAGTAGACATGATAATAATGACGTGATCTTCAGTCGTGTTGCGAAACGACAACGGAGCCACCACGTCACTGGCAAGCGAATACGTACGAGTGCCGTTGCTTGTATTGAACGTCGAGCTTTTAAATAACCAGTTCCATTTTTCACGCGAGGCTATATCCTGAGTAACCAGGTTTAAATAGTCACGCGCCGAATCCTTGAATGTCGAACTGCCTGTATTCAGACCAACACGCCGTAGCGCGATCTGAAGAATCTGCAAGTTTGTCATGCAACTAACCCTATATCAAGTTAGCCCACGAACCGCCTTCGTACCCTTGAAACTTGTTGTCGGTAGAGTTGTATATAATCATACCGTTCGCTGCGGTCAGTGCGTTGCGTTCGGTTGTTGTCAAACTTGCAACCGTCAACGTGTCTGCCAGCTTTACGGTATCTGCCTCTACCGCTCCAATCAACGCCGAATCGCCAAAGAAACTGGCCGCGTTGACTTGTGAAAAAGTTTCCGACATCTACTGATGTGCCGTAGCCGCAATTTGATCGAGATCGTATTCCGACAAGTTATCGCCGTTGTTATCCAGCCAGCGATCTTGCCAGATACGTACGGCTTCCTCGCCACGATCTTTAATACGCGACGGTGGATCAGGTACGAATCCTGGAGCATGAGTTACTTCACCAACAGCGCGAACATGATTCCGCACTTGGCTGTTAGTGACCGGTGATTTGCGCTGACGAGTGTGCGTTTTGTCCAAGTCAAGCGCCTTACGAATAGCATTTTTCGTATCATCAGAGCCTCTGACAATGATGTCAACGATCTGATCGGGCGTGACACTGGCTGTCGGTGCTTCGACAGGTGTAGCATCTTGCACTACTTCGGCCAACTCTTCCGGCAGGGTATGCTCAGTTTTCTTTGCTGTAGGCATACGTTTTGCCATTGTATTCTCTTTCGTTAAAAACGTGCGACGATAGGCTTGGAGGTATCACGGTGCCACCACCGCTAAATGGACACGGCACCAAGAGGTGGAAACCCACCGCCGCACGAAATGTGAATTGCTTACGGCATGTTCTGCAACACTACACCAGCATACCCTGTAGTATCCGGTGCATACGCAGCATAACCAACCAAAGGTTCTGTTTCTGCATCTTTAGCTTGAATTGCACCAGTTACACCGTCACTTAAAGTAAGGTTGCCACCAGCAGTAATGGTTCCATCTGCTAAGACAGTAGCAATACCGCGAGTCTGAACCCAACCATAATAATTTACGGTGAACGATATTGGAGTAACGCCGCAAACCACATAATCTGTAGCACTTGCACCAATAAGGTTATTCCATAAACTACCCGTAACGGCCACATCCGTATCAGTAGTTACAGCCACTTCCAATCCATCATACAACGTAAACGTAATGGCGTTGGAGCTTGCAGCCGTGTTCGACTTAATGCGATACTGATAACCTTCACCGGCATCATCCGTGATGTGAAGATAACCACCGGCATACTGGTTTAAGGTTGCTGATCCAACAGTACCCGAATCGGTATACGTTACTTCGGTAGCACCAATCGCTGCTGCGGTGAGCTTACCATCACTTTCAACAATAGCTGTAGCAGAAAGGTCTTGAGATGCAAGTAGCCCTTGTGCAGTGGCCGTGCTGAAATACGAATAACGAAAAGTTCTTCCGTCAGATAACTCTAACTTTTCACCAATTCTATGTTTGGGCGTAGACGACTCTTCGTAGATGCCTTGACCACCAGCTCCTCCAATTCGCGTCAACCCGTAATTGGCGTTTTCAATTGTACTCATTTACTATTCTCCTTTGTCCTTTTCTTCGGACTCAAAAGACGCATTGGCTTGCGTCTTGGATTGTTATTAATCATTCAGGTTGTAGATAACACCCTGACGACGACGATTGTTCGTAACTACTTGCAGCCCTACGGTTATGAAGGCCACCTTTGCCAACTGATTTGAATTTTCGCGGAATGGAGTCTTGCTAAAATTCATACCCGATTGCATGTGCATCTTCAAGTAATTCGTGTTGAAGAAATACATACGACCCGTTCCACAATCGCGGTCATACTGCACCGGAATGCCTCTGAACGATGGCAAACGACCGTCTACGCCCGGTGAATCTTTACCAGACAAACGCTGATAACCCGTGCCTTCAAATATCTCTTCAAAATCAGCATAAATGCTGTTTGTCGTGAAGATGTTTGTTGGCTGTTCGTTACCTTCGGATACGTCATTCCACGTTGTTGACATACGAATCATACCTTCGTAAAAGTTCGTATTGACAATCGTTGTGAACGAAGTATCAGCCGTAGCGTTGTTGGCCTTGTTCTGCCACCAGCTATTACCAGACACCGTGATACCACCCAACGTAGTTGGAGTAGTTCCTGGTGCATCGGCAATAACATCTTGAAATCCTAACGGAGCTTTACCGGTTTGAGCAGAGTAAAGCGAAGTATTGATCTGGTCGCGTAACGTCAGCATCGACTGCTTCGTTTTCGCTTCCAAAAGCGACATCGCTGAATCGCGTTTACGGTTCTCTTGCTCTTCGGTAAAGTTGATGGTAATCGGCACTGCGGCGTATCTAAACGGATAGAACGCGGCTGTTACACCATCGACCGCATCTGTGTTCAGTACGTCATAGCCCGAGAAATATTGCGCTGAATTACCGGCATACATGATGTCGGCCTGGATCTCTTTACCACCGTTGTCGGTGACCAGAGCTTTTCCTTTACGGAACATATCCAGTGTTGGGTATGCGTCAAAGAAGTTATCGGTCAACTCTTTGCGCTTGGCTCGCATGGTTAGCG